ACAGTTGCTTGGTTGTATGTGTACTCAGTTGCGGCCAAACTGCGGAGACTCAAAAGAATCTCTTGGTCAATTTCAGCAGTAATCTCTTGAGCCAAAGCAGCCATGATTTCGGCTTCTACGTCGATACCATGCATTGCTTGTGCGTCTTGAGCGGCTTCAAATGTCCAACGTGCTTGCAACTTGCGAGTCTTGGCTTCAACAGCCTGCTTCAAGATTTGCACGGAAATTTGACGACCACCAGAACCTTCTAAAACTGATGTATTAGCACCAGAGTAGATGTTCTGTGTTGCGTCAACAGTACCAGCAGTTACGCTAGATGCTGAAGAATATGCTTGAGCAATCAAGAATGGGCTCAATGCTTCTTGACCAGCGGCAGTGCTTGTGGCGGCTGCTGAGTTGTCAGTCATGCTGTTGGCATAACGCACACGCAAAGTGTGGATCTGACCAACTGGGCCTGTCATTGGCTGAACGCCGACCAACTCGTTAGCAATAACTGTTGGCATTACACGACGGATAACTGGCAAAATCACACGGTTCAATGTGGCAATGTTACCAGAGCCTGTTGAACCAGAACTTGCGTTTTCCTTCAAGTACTTGCGAGTGTTTTCGAGGATAACACTCATGCTGTTGCGCTTGGAACCGTTCAAACCTTCAAGCAATGCTTCTTTGGTTTCGCCCCAGCGGCTTTCTAATAATTGTTCTGACATTTCTGTCTCCTTTTTCTTTGTTTAGAGGCCTGCCAGGCGCTTGATAGCGATAACGTTGCTGTTGTCATCAGCGTTATCTTCTACTTGGCTACGGGCAGTTTTATCACCAGTTACTTCCGACACACTTTCAACAATCACTTTACGGCTACTTGTTGATTTGCCTTCGGCCAATACGGCTGGTAGATACTTTTCAAATGCGGCATTCAGACGGGCTGTTTGTACGCTTTCGAGTAAATTACGCATTGTTTCACGCTTCTCTTCATTTAGAGGTGCGAGCAATTCTTCCAGAGTGTTTTGACGCACATTGGATTCCTTGATAATACGTATTTCACGTTCTTTGGACTCAACTAGAGTTTTTGCTCTCTGTGTGAGTTTGATGGCTTCACTCAATTGATGATCTTTGTTGGCAATCATGTTGTGCAGTTTACGAACTTCGGCTTTCTCATTGAGGTGAGTAGCACCAAATTCGGCTGCGTATGCTTCAAAGATACGACGACCAAAATTGTTCTCGCGAGCAACTTGGATGTCTTCATGTAATTGTGTGAGTTCAGCCTTTAGGTGACGGCTAACAGCCTGGCTCATCTTCTCGGCACTTTCCTTAACGAAACGTGTCTTGAGACCTTCCAGTTGGCTACGTGCTTCACGGACCAAACGAACCTTGGTTTCTACCACGTCACGTTTGTCTGTTGCAAATTCTTGAATTTCACGGGCCAATGCATGTACCACAAATGACTCTAGTTTACCTAGGCCTTCTGTGTGCATCTTACGATCTTTACGCAATTCGCTAATTTCTTCTGCCAATTTTGTGACCATGAAGTTGTTAAATTTAGTAGCATCTTCTTTGATCTTGACTTGGAACTTAACGCGGTCTTCTGCCAACGCCTGCTTTTCAGCAGCCACGGCTTGAACTTCTGCGGCAAGACCTTCTGTTACCATTTTGTCTAAGGCTTCTACCATCACTGACTTGTCATGTTCATAGCGTTGCGCAAATTCCTCGCGGAGTTCTGCGCGAACTTGTTCACGTGCTTCAGTAAGTTTGGCATCCCAAGCCTCACTGATAGCACTGCGAGTTTCCTCGTTGATCAGTTCACTATCAAGCAATGGTTTAATAGCATCTAGCATGCTTTTACTCCTTATATTTTGAGATCTTTGATCAAACGAGTTACCTCGTTCTGCAAATATCTCTGTACCTTGCTGTCCTTGCCTGCGTCTCTTGCCACTTCCAAAACTCTATGACCGTACTTCATGTTGAGAAGTCCTTCATATATGGCTTTGGGATAAGCATGTGGGGCGCTGGGTTGAGCAACAACATCGACAGTGACAATTTCAAAGTCACTGACATGTCCGTTGCCGTCGTTCACGTTACCGGAACCACGGCTCGAAACTCCGAGTTTGACGCCAGAATCCAACATGGTCTTGACCAGTTGTCCCATTGGCGTTGGAATAATTCTCAACTTGCCGTAACCGCAAGGGCCATCCATCCACATTTTGTCAATGGTGTGACTCACGCGATCCAAGTTGATTTTGAGATCTTCTGGGTGATCAACTTCGCCCATCACGCTGTAGCCTTCCATAACTTGTTTGTTAATGGTGTCCACAGCCTTGGCAATTTCATTCACAGGGTACACACGTTCGTTGGCGTTTTTTACTCCGCCTTCAATACAAATACCTTCCATGTACAAGTTCTTGCCGTTGAATGGGCCTTTGCCGTCAGGAGCATCCTCGACCAAGACGCGAATCTTGGCCTGATTAAAGTTCAAATGCTCTTGTAGGTATCTCATGACCGATTAAGCCTTTGGAAAAGGTGTACGTGTGTTCACGCCTGCGGCTTGTGATGTCACTGGCTTGGGTGCTGCCTTGGGACTTTGTACGCCTTGAGCAGGTGAGTTACCTACTTTGCCGATCAAGTCTTTGGTAGTTGGAGCAGGACGACCTTGTGCAGTATCGCCGGTCATTTTGACTGGTTGTGCCATTGCACCACGTGCGCCTGAATTGGCAGCAACAGTCGACTTGGTGTCTGTACCAGGTGCTTCTTGTGTAGTAACTTTAGGGTGTACTTGCTTGAGGTTAATGGCTTCTTCCATTGGCATCAAAGCACCTTCAGTTTCAAACTCATCGTCTTGAACTTCGATGTCAGTCATGTCAGGTGTGTCGCCCATGTCACCAGCATCACCACCGTCCATCATGGCTTCAAATTCTGCCATGAGTTCGTCAAGTTTGTCTTCCAAATCAACCACGCGATTTTCGAGTTCGCCATCATCATGTTCGTCTTCAATATCGTGTGTCATGTCTTTGCCGGCTTTTTCAGCCTCGTCATCAAACTCAACATCGCTGTCGTCTTCGCTCATGCCTTGTTCTTCCATTTCCACGTCGTCGATCATGTCTTGGGCTTGGCTTCCGCCCAATGTTTCACTTACGTTTGTGTCAATTTCAGTGGGCTCTTCGCCCATGGCATTGTCTTCTTCGAGTTCTTCTTCTACTGTGTCTTCATCCATGAGGTCTTCATAGATAGCACGACTTTTTTCCACAACGATTTGGTGGAAAAGTTCTTTTGCTTTGGCTTCTTCATCATTGATCACGTATTCGATCAATTGTTCAAAACGGTTTTTGCTCATTTATAACTCCTATAGGTGTGTTGGGTAGTTCTGCCCGCATGGCAGATCTATACCTATATTTACTTTAAAGGCAAAAACTTAGCGGTTTATGGTGGATTTTTTGCAATAAATGACAGTTTTTTTACATCGCAGGCTGTGCTGGCGGTGCATACTGTTTGCGGATCAGTTTGAGTTTTTCACCATATTCGTAAGTGCGAGTATCTTGCATTCTGCGCAGTTTGTTCAACTGCTTGAGAGTGAGTTTGGTTTTACGCAGTTGTCCCAGATGAGGCTGGGTGTTGTCGGCTGCAACATCTTGGTAGCCTGCTGGTGCTCGGTCGTAAATTTCATTCAGGATCATACTGTATTTATAATCCTGCTGGCGCTGCCGCTGGTGCCCCTGCACCTGGTAATGTACCACCTACGCCGCCAGCAGGGGCGGCCGGTAAGCCACCTTCTGCACCGGGTGCTTGTAGATTGGCCATTTCTTCGCCTGTGGCAATATCAGTTTCCATGCCTGCTGGAGTAATACCAATACTGCGTAGATCCTGTCCTTGTGTGGTTTGTAGTTCAGGTTTGTCACGTTCTTCACGCCACATTTTTTCGTTTTGTTCAATTTCGTCCTTGCTCAATCCCAAGAAACGCTCTAACATAAAACGCTTGCTCATGTAAGGCAACTGTTCTAGGCTAGTAAAACTACTGATACGTGACGTATCCATCTCGGCTTGACGATAACTTGCAAAGTTTTGTGGTGGATTAAACTTGAGTTGGAACAGGCCAGCATCAATATTAAAGCCTCTCCAACGCAGGAACATCTTGAATTCATCATCCAGTTTCTGCATGATCAGGGCTTGCAAACGCTCGCAATACTGATTGAATCTATACTCTTGTATAAGG